GGGGTGTATGCCTTCCCGCAGCATGGTCTTTCTATCGCTCAGACGGCGCCCATGTAATTTGCACTGCGTTTGAGTCCGCAGCCGTGGCACTCTGGGGTGAATGCAGAGTGTTTTATCCACTGGTAGTTTTGTCACCCACCGTTAGACGTAGCCAAAGTACCTCAGAGTCAACTCTTTATAACTTGGCATTCTGGTGAAGTCAATTCCTTCCGCGTTAACTTGATACTTAAGTTCACGAAGAAAACGTGGCTTGAGGAACGGTGTAGAAACACCATATGTACGAGAAACATACCCGTAGCATAGACTCAACAGAGCATAAGCGCGCTTGTTATAGCCGTAGGCCCACGTCAGACCGACAATCCGCCCGAGGGCGAATTCCGGACCTGCATCGTTGTCCTCCGGAATAACCAGCTGACCAACAAACTTCTCATAGTCGAAGTAGAGGTGAGGGTAGCCGCGTAAAACTTTTCGCGATAAGAAACTACCAAGGCTGGATTCCGCGCAGATGATCTCATAGAATGACTTTGTCGCAGAGGCTATCGCACCAAGATCTGAATAACGATTTATCCAAATCTCCTGGAACTCGTCCTTAGCACGAGCTTCACGGATGAAGAACCTTGAATCGTCACCGAGCCATTTCGCACCCTTAACGATTAACTTAACAATCGGCTGTGCGTGGTGGACATAATACGTGTAAGCCATGTTGACTAGCGTACCCACAACTTGAGTGAAATACGAGCCAGACGGGATTCCACGATGCTTCTGGTACACCTTACCATAAAAGAGGATCGGAGTGTCGATAAAATAGTCGACAATGTGTTTCCACACACGAGCCTCCCCTTCGGAAAAGGTGAAAAGTCTTTCGAGGATCGAAAACGCACGACGAACCAAAGCAGCGAGCACATTCGCGTCAAAATTTGAAAAATCGACGGAAACGACTGCGCCAGCCTCTTGCCCAATGGGCGGTTGTAACGTCTCACGCCAGCGACCACAGTCCATCCAGTTGACAGACCATCCAATCCACTCAGCGCCACGCAACGCATGCGTTAGCGGCACAGCGAACTGGCCCTCAAGGCAAAGCTGCGATCCTGGGTATGCCCACACAAGCCGAGGTTTATTCTCCCCAACCTTGCGAACCACCCTACGCGATGCCGCGACACAGGGAAATACGGCGGGATTCTTACCGCACAGTAAAAGGTGCCGAGCCTTAATCGCGTCCTTGATGAGGTGACCACGAACTTTAGCCTTCGTATTAGCGCCAGCCATAGAGTAAGGCAGGCCAGGAGAGGTATCCGAGGGCAATGCAGCGAAGGCATCAGATAGCGAAACGCTAGTGAGTGAGCCCTGCGCAACCGTCTTATTGACGAGACATTCAACGTCTTGCCACGCGCTCTCGAGTGCACTGTTATCATACTCGCAGGTCTTAGGGCGAAAATACGCCTGCAGCTTCTCCTCCATGGCTGAACGTGATGACACATCCCTCCAGAAGTTATTAGCAGCTGCGCCCAACTCAGGGATATGATCAATTGGAAGGTACTCCGAAGGCACCGACCGCATAGTCGAAATCCCAGAGGGGTAAGAACGCTTACTCCAATCACTATAAATCTGCCCTGAAAGTTTAAACTTAAGCTTACGTAACAGCAAAGGATTTAAAGTAGCGAAAGTCAGAATAGGGTGACTAGCCCGAAGCACTTTTACGGGAGCGCGACGAACCCGGGAAAGAAGGGTCTTATCAAGCGTGCTTGCCCT